CATCTTCTACCTTCTCCCATGTGAACTGATCGTTAGGCTCAAACTGGAAAGGCTTCGCTAATTCAAGCAGAGTCTTTCTGATGTAAATCATCAGTCTGCGAACGTTAACTCTATCAAGAGCGGTCGGCGTTCTCTGGGTGGTCTTCTGACCGAAGATCACAATGCCACCTGTTCCATCCTTTGTCACAGGGTTGATCGAGTTGGAGTAGAGAGCATCTCTGTCGCCCTGGTTAGTGGCCTTTTCGGTGTCGGTAGGCTTGGTTAGGCGACCTCTGTTTAAGCCAGCAGGAGCGAACCACGGCTCTGCAACAGCATCTGTGAAGACGCACTGTCGAGCAGCGAAGATTGCTGGGTCATACCATTGTTCAGCACCAGCGAAGCCATTGAAGACTTGAACCCAAGGCCAGTAAGCAGCAGCATAAGAGGAGTTAACAGCAGCCGTTCTAGTGCCCTTACCGTTCAACCAATCCAAGGCATCTTGAACGCCACCGACAGCATAAGGAGGCGAGATAAGAGCCAGGAAGTTCTTCGAGGTTTCAGCCACAGTGATAAGTTCGTTTTGAACGTTGTCATCGGTGACACCAGGGACAACCGCAATCGAAATGTTCAGCGAATCATCATCAAGAGCGTGGATACCCGTCTGTTCAGCAGCAGTGCCGATAAGAGCAGTCTCCGATTCACTAGCAGGTTGATCCCCTGTAGTAGAGCCGTAGCCACTATCGCCACCAGCGAGGTTATAGGTGCCCTCAATCAGCTTAACAAATCTAGGCGTCGCATCATCAGGATCTCCGTTGACGCTCACCTCGACTTCAAGTTTATCGCTAATAATATCGGGGAAGCCACCGTAGTCTGTAGTACCGTCACTAGAGACAGCGTTAAGATACACGTAATCCGACTGAGCGTTAAGCTCATCGTCTTGAAGGACATACTCAAAGAAATCGTTAGCCGAGAACACAAGAGAACCCATAAACGACTCTGCTTGAGATCCCTCATTGTTCACAACTAACTGATCTTTTACAGACTTGTTGTTAATCTCAACGGATACACCCTTTGTTGAACCATCTCTTAAAGCACTGAGGTTGTAACCAGTGCCTGGGTATAAGCTGTAGGCCCTAAGTGTAACGTCCGAGACAGTGAAACCGTTGGTAGTGATATCGGCTGTGTCGTTCTCATTACCCGCAGCCACCGTAGAGGCATCACCCGTAGATGATAAAGGCTTAAATCTCAGATCACTACCAATAGCAGCAGAGAGTCGAAGAGTGGCACCCGAGCCCGCATACTTAGAAGCTAAGAACAGTTTGTCACCTTCAACACCAGCGTAAAGTGGTTGGTCATCAAAGATGCTTGGGTTGAAGGTGTTGAACAGAACCTTCTCCGCTGTGTTGTAAGTTGCATCCGAAGCTGGGATATTGGCTAACCCGCTGACCTTAAAGTTACCATCTTTGTCGGTGATGCTGTAGTAAAGTTCCTCAGTGCCGCTAGCTGTCCAAGAACTCGAAAGCTCAAAAGCAGGAGCAGCCCCGAGAGCGATATCGGCACTGGCCTCAAGAGCACCGCTGTCAGCAGCCCGAACGAAGTAGACTTGATTGGTTGCTTCAAGGATCTCAAGAGCGCCCTCTAAGCCTTGACCAGGAATGTCCGAGCTTGGCTTGCCGAATTGCTTGAGCAAGTTAGCTTGGCTTGTAATGAGTGTGGCTTTGTCGGTTGGACCTTTATCGGCAAACCCTACGATACCCACAACACTAGAGTTAATGTTCGGAGTATAGATTGAAACATCATTTTCGAGAACTACAATGGAAGGACTTGTGGGTAATGCCATGATTATCTACTCTTTCTTGTTATTTTCTTAGGAGGGGTGACAGGTTGCGGAGGGACTGGGTCACTCATAACTTTAACCATTCTTCTTCTCAGAAGGTTTTCAACGACTCTACCACCCCAGGAGTCTGGAACTCTAGTAGTAGCTTTTGGCGCTAAGAACTTTTGAACCGCTCCTTGAGGAGTTTCAAAAGTAACATAGATGCCCTGCATACTTGTGTTTTTCACAGTTTTCATATAAAAGCTCCTACTATATTTACTATTAAAAAGCCTTAAAAATACTTAAGTTACTGTCCTTGCAGGGATAGGCTAGTAATCGTTAACGTGTTACCTTCAGAGATATTAGTCTCCTGACCTATATCCCACCAAGCGTACACATTCTCAGTGCTGTTTGCGAAGTCAAAAGGAGACCCTTCAGCCCCGGCTCTGACAAGAACAGCATATCTTGCACCATTAAACTCCCCTGAGAACTGGAATGCATCATCTCCCGTTTGAAGGACTGCTCTTACCGAACTAGCCAAAGAGCCACCTCCCAAGTCTACAGCATTAGAGACATCGAAGTTAGCGCCATCCGAGCTAGCGTCTCTGACAATAATAAGTCCCGAGTATCCACCTTCAGTGTTGTCAGCGTTGGGCAGCGAAGACACCGCACTAAGATCAGCGGTCGAGCTAGTGGCAGCATCCCACAATCCGTCATTAACCTGAGTGGCACTGCAAAGAATTAATCTAAACGTATCATCAACTGTACCCGAAGCGAAGAACTCCGCGAACATGTGTTCCTTTCCTAAGTTAGTCCAAGCCATAATATAAATCTCCTATCTTATTTAGGTTCAAATGTTAATTAAATCTCTCTTAAATTATGCCACCATTGTAACCGTGGTAGCCTCATCGGCATCCGGCCCTTGAGCATCCGCCGGGATCTCAATATTGATACTTGTGTCAAATACCCCAAGCTCGCTAAGGATAAGATCATGCATTGAGATTGAGGGCACAGGGAAATCGTCTACTTCAAGAACATCTTGAGGTATAGTGATGGTCGTCCGAACATTAATCGTGGGGACAGTGAGTTCAAGTTCAACAGTATCAGTAGCAATACCCTGATCTGTAACAAGGTTGAGGACAGTTAGAGATGCAGAAACATCAGACTCTTGAACGATATCAAGTGCTGCTTTATTAGAGAGTTCAAGTTCGACCGACTCAGAATTAACGCTTCCATCAAGCGCAAACTCGTTTGTGAGTTCAAGCTCAACAGCGTCGGTGGCAATACCCTGGCTTGTGGCAAGACGGAGGACAGTCAGGGATGCAGAAACATCAGACTCTTGAACGATATCAAGCGCCGCTCTATTAGAGAGTTCAAGTTCAACAACCCCAAGAGCACCAGCCTCAGTTATAACTTCAATCTCATTAGTGAGAGTAATTGTGATAGGCTCAAGAGCCTCATCATGAGTTGTCACTATCTCGACGGCAGGAAGTGTCAGTTCCATGCTTGGGATGTCGAAGTTTGCTGCAACCTCAGCCTCAAGATCTTCAATGCTAAGACTGATTGGAAGAGCTTCGAACTGCTCACTCACATCAATCTGAATATCATTAATCGGCAGTCCGACCTCAACATCGGAGTCCACAATAACCTTGTAACCAAGCTCACCATTGGTTAAGGTAAGTTCGATTGCTTCAAGAGGCTCTTCAAGGTTCTCTGTAGTGATGGATCTTATCTCATTGGTTAACGTAAGCTCAAGTGGCTTGAGACTTGCTTCATCAGCTTGAGCTTCAATAATATTGGTAAGCTCAACTGGTAACGCTTCAAGTTCTGCTCCGACAGTGATTTGAATATCATTGATTGGCAGTCCGACTGCAACGTCAGAATCTACAAGAACCTTGTAGCCAAGGTTGCTGGTTAAATCCATAGGCAGACTCGGCAGTGCTAGCTCTCGCCCACCCCAAATCGCGTCTAAGTTTAGAGACAGGATTAGGCTTTGTAACGCTATGCTTATAGACTCTGGGGTAACTGGAGGTATGGGATCAATATTATCATCGACAATATTAACACCTCTAGTAAGGTTTCGCCTAACATTTGGGCGACCTCTCTCTTCAATGTCAACGATGAAAGTTATGCCGCCTGTCTTCCTTCTTCTAGGACCACGAACGGCGCGAGTCTTACTCTCATCAATGTTGATAGAAAAGACCATGAATGTTAGAGCCCGAACTCTTTAATCTGACCCGTGTTGGTTACGAAGAATCTTGGGTTCTGAACGTATGTTTCAAGTGTTACAGTAAATGTTTTCTGAAGAACCCTATCCTCACTATCCTGAACAACAACGCTACCAATATCCCCTTCATTAGCTAGAAAAAGCTTACTTTGCGTGGAAAACTCAGTATCAAGTTGAATGTCTGGATTAAACTTGCAGAATATTGTGGATCTAAGCATATCAAGATCCGCTTTATACTTACACCATATGTTTATATCGTAAGTTATATTAATAGGTCTGGGGGACAGGCTTATAATTCTCTTTGCTCTAAGAGTCTCTTCGTCCCAGTATTTCTCATGAACTAGTATAGGGTTGTACCTTCTTCTAGCGTCATCGTTAAGAGTTTCAGACTCACCAATAGTGACCATAGGAAGAATTAACGTATTGTCAGCCTTCAGCTTACCGGCAATTCTTTCAGGGTTACCGTAGATACACTTCACATTTATTCTATTGCTGTTGCCGTCGATGTAGTGAAGCTC